CGCAGCGTGCCGCCCAGTTGCTTCATGGGACCCTGAGTCTTGGCCGCCTGCATCTTGAGGCGGTTGAGATCTGCCTGGGCGCGCTTGAGGTCGCGGTCGTTGTAGTCGGCGCCGACAACGATCTGAATGCCCTTGCCTGACCCGCCAATAGCCATTAGGGCATCCTCCGATTGACTTCAAAAACGGCCTTTGCGCAGGCTTCCTCAATCTGCTTGAGGGCGTCGCGGTAATTGGCCTTGATGGCTGCACGTCCAAGCCGGCCTTGATACTTTCCGGACTGAACCAGCGGGGAATGGCGTTCAAGGTTGGCGATGAATTGAGCGCCGTCGCCGCTGCCGCCAACTCCGCGGAATGTGCGCCCGCCCTTGACGCCAGCAGATTCGTAGATGATGGCTGCGGCATTCGATGACAGCGTCTTGATTATCACCGACATGCCGCGGCGACTTGAACTGGCCCGGATTGGCGACCAGGTGACATCGCTGTCCCAGCCTTTGCCTCCTCGGCCTCGGCCCGGCTTGGCCTGTGGATTGGTCGTTGGCGTTGTGCGCCAGCCACTCATTGGCGAGGCGGTCGGGGCGTTGGCATTGATGTGCGAGGCGACCATCCGCCCCACCGATGAAATTTCCCGGCCGACTTCTTTTGCGACTGTAGGCTCCATGGTGCGCAGAGCCTTCAAGGCCTGATCTGCTCCGTCAATGCGCACGGTGAAGTCGCCCACGTCAACTCCTCCGGCTTTCGTTGGCGCGCCATGACAGGTACTTCGACATCGTGAAGATCATGCGGTCCGATTCGGCCAGTACGGCGGACGGCGACAGGCCGTACTCGTAGGCCAGATGGACGATCAGCCAGTGGGCGTTGTCGTCCCCTCCAAAGGGACGATCTTGCCCTGACCGATCTCAACGTTCTCTACCTTGTCCAGCCAGGTGTCGAAGTCGTCGGCGGTGCGGGCGGTGCGATGCAGCGAGTGCCACGCGAGCCAGCAGGCGTCAGTGAGGCGGAAGTCGTCGGCGAGGCGGGCGATGGAGCGGTCGTGCTGCTGCTCGAAGGCCACCTGGTCGGCGACGGAGGCCGTAGCCTCCGCCGCCGTGCCGTCGGCGTAGGTGATGGTGAAGTTGATGCGCAAGGTGGTCTCCTACTTAGACGAAGGTGCCAGCGGTGGACTTGGTGATCTCGCCAACGGCGGGCCACGTCACGTCGAACGTGGTGAGGTCGCCGACCTGGCCGTTGACCGGGGTCTGCTGCGAGCAGAGCACGGGGATGGTGAACAGGGGAGCGGTCGCCGATGCGGTGCCCTGCGTGGTGCTGGTGCCCGCGAGGATGACGACGTTGGCCGTGCCACCGAAGACACCACCGAGCGTGGCGTTGACGCTCGAGGCGTCGTAGTCCTGGTGGAAGCTAATGGTGACCGAGGCGTCCTTGAGGCCGGCGATGCGGGTGCGAGCCGACTGGCCGAACGCGGTGGTCTCGATCTCGTCGACGGTCTCGGTGACCTCGACGCTGGCGATGTTGGTGGTGAGCTCGGTGCTGCCGACCTTCACCCGAAGATTCTTGCCGATGAACTTTGCCATTCTGCTTACTCCTTAGCCGGCGGCAATGACGGTGACCGAGAATTCGGCCGTGTGGTAGGTGACGTCCCCGATGCTCAACGAGCCCTGGTTAGTCATTTCTGTGACTCGGCAGTCCAAGGCTTTGCCCCCGAGGGAGCGGTCACCTTCAATTGCCGCCTTCACCGACGCGCTACCACTAGAGGCGCAGTAGGCGTCGAGGTTGGTCTGTGATGCCCGGTCGGCTACGCGCCCGACGATGAGCATGATGGTGAATGAGTATTCGTCCGACCCGCGCCCGAAGGCGGTGTCGTACTGGATGCGGCCCGGCATCACGACCGCGACGGGGGGCTGCGGGTTGTCGGGGATGTAGGCCGACGAGCGCAGGCCGGTGATGGTGGTGAGCCGGTTGGCGAGCCCGGTGCGCAGGTCGGTGAGGCTGGTCATGCGACACCGTTGACGCGGCGGTAGCCCTCAATGAGCTGCGCGACGTCGGGGTCAAGGCCGCGGCTGACCCGCATGATGCCCATGTCGCCAAAGCCCGCGACACCGAGCGGGGACTGGAGGCGGGTGAAGATCCTCGAGGATTGAAGGATCGTGGCCTGCGTGACCGTGACCGGGATGTTTGGCCAGCCGAAGACCGCAGTCACCTTGATCGAGTTTTCGGGGCCGGTGGGGAACGTGTAGTCGCCGATGGCCCGGATACGGGTGTAGGGCCAGACCACGCCGCCGAGGTAGTCGTTGATGGGCTCGGGCTGGGCGTCTCCCTGCCCGCCGGCCGTGCCAATCGTCCAGGTCGTGTCGAAGACGCCATCAAGACTGGTGGACGTCTGCACCTGCGAGATGGCGCGGGCGTCGTCAATCTGGACGACGTAGGGGTTTTCAGTTGAGTAGTAGCGGGTGACGGTGCCGGCGTTGATGAAGTTCCTGCCGCAGTAGGCGTCAATCAGGCGCGAGGCGGACTCGACGGCCATCTCGAGGAGGGCGTCGTCGGTGGCGTCGCCGGAGGCGATGCGCAGCGCAGACTTGATCTGGCTGAGGCTCGCGTAGCCGTTGGAAATCGCCACGGGGTTCTCCTATGTCCAGGCGTTATCGACAAGCCGCCTACGGTCCAGCACGGGCGTTCTAGGGGCCGTCACGGTCTCTTGGTTAGGCGGCCCTCCCCATTTCTCGACGTAGTAGTCGAGGTTGCGGGGGAAGGTGCGCTCGTTGTGGCGGGCGTAGCCGCTGGCAATCGTTGAAGAATTGTCGTGGCGGGTGCGGCTGAGCAGCGACCTCACCGGGACGCCAGCCAAAGCGCAGCGCCGCCGGTAGTCGTTGTCCTCGAAATAGATCGGGTGAAAGTTCTCGTCGAACCAGCCAACCGTGTCGACCGCGGCCTGGTTGATGGCGAAAGCCCCGAAGTCATAAAGGCACGCGACCCTCGCAGCCGGGTCCCGCATCACGTCGACCAGGCGCCCAAGGTCGCCCGCACCGAACTCGATGTCGGCGTTCACGATCAGCCACCAAGGCGCGGCAGGCCGAGCCCTAATGATGAAGTTCCATGAGGCCGCCACCCCGAGATTGCAGCCAGGGTCAACGTAGGTGACGTGGCGGCCCTCAAGGCAGCTGCGGGTCTCGTCCGAGTTGCCGTTCAGAATGACCAGCGTCTCGCCAGTTTCCACGTCGACCGACTCCAGCATCCGCTCGGCCAGGTCTGCGCGGTTGAGCACAGGCACCCCGAGGACAGGGATCAACGCGACCATTCCACGGTGTCAGCGATGATGTCGCGGCGCGACCGGCTCGGATGCCAGCCCAGTTCAGTCATCGCTCGAGTAGCGTCAGGGAACTTCTCCGCCGCCTCGCGGAACTGCTCCCCGTGCAGGCCCACTGGGTCAACCACCCGGACGTCAGCGCCGCCGACATAGTCGGCAACCTCATGCGCCAACGCCATCATCGAGCAGGTGTTGCCAGGGTTGCCGAGGTTGTAGTCCCGGTTCGCCTCGCCCTTGCGCCAGGCCAGCCAAATACCGTCAACAATGTCGAGGACGTGAGTGAGTGCCCGGCGTTGCGTGCCCGGCGTGTAGACGGTGAGTGGCTCGCCGGTGAGCGCCTGCTGCACCATGCGAGGGAGCACGAAGCCGCCGGCGGGGGACTGGCGCGGGCCCGCGACGTTGAACGGGCGAATGATGCGCACGTCCAATTCGGGCATGTTGAGGAGCATGACCTCGGCAGCCAACTTCGCCGTCTGGTACTCCAGCCGCGCCCAAGCCCCAGGCTCAACGATCCGGGGCATGGTTTCGGCGCAGAGGCCTTGGTCGCCGCCGCCGTAAATCTCGGAGGTGGACACGTCGATTATGGGGGCGCCGTCGCGGACAGCCCACCGGGCAGCCGCGCGTGAGCCGTCGACAACCTCGGGCGTGATGTAGCCAGCCCGACTTAGTACCCCGACAGGCCCAACCGGGGACGCCAGGTGGAAGACCACCTCGGCTCTGACGGGCAGGACGACGTCGCGGCAATCCGCGAGCAGCACCTTGACGCGGCTGTCACTCGGCCACAGCTCGGTGCTGCGCTGCTTGCTCGAGCGACCGTCGTCAATGATCAGGACGTCCATGCCCTCATCTAGGCAGCGGTCGACTAGGTGCGAGCCGATAAAGCCGAGGCCGCCGGTGATGACGGCGGTCATAGGATCACGTCTAGCGCCGGCCGCCAATACTTGTCGAACACGACGTCGGCGTCGTAGTTCGCGGCGAAGTCGATGGCCTGCTGGGAGCGGCCTCGGCCCCTGGCGTAGGCGGCTTCGAGGTTGTCGACGATGCTGGGCACCAGCGGCGTGAAGAACCAGCAGCCTTGGGCGACGTCCCATGCGGGCTGCACGTCGCAGAGCCAGCCGTCGCCGACGAGCTCAGGCTGCGCGGTGGCGTTGGACACGATGACCGGGGTGCCGCACGCCTGGGCCTCAATGGCGGGGATGCCGAAGCCTTCGCCTCGGCTGGGCTGAAGCAGCACATCGATGCCCGTGTAAATGCTGGCAAGGGCTTCCTTCGGAATACCCATCCGGTAGGAGTAGGAGTCAGCGAAGGCCACCCGATCCATCGGGACGCCCGTCGCGGAAAGTAGCGCCCGCAAGTCAAGGCCAGACATGGCCGGGCTGGGCTCGGTGTGCAGGTACAGCCAGACGTCGTCGTGCTGCTGCATGAACATGCCAGCCGCGAGGAATGACTCGGCAAAGGATTTGCGGTCGACGCTTCCCTTGTTGGCGCTGACCATCCCGATGACGAAAGCGTCCTCAGGAATACCCATCCACGTGCGGGCCGGCACCTCACCGTCGCTGCCCTGCATCAACTCCGTCGGCTTGAAAACCTTGGTGTCGATGGCGTGCGGGACATAAAGCGCTTCGATGTCGTGGCGCTCAATGGCGTCTAGCCCGAACTGCGACATGGCAATCGGGGTGACATTCGGGCGAGCAAGCCACTGAATCACGGGTGCTGGCGCGGGAAAGTGATCAATGGGCACCCAGGAGGCGATGCGCTCAAGCACGTCCCAGCCAGCGCCCTTGAAAACCCAGCAGTCGAACAGTGTGATGACGACGGCCTGCTGCCCAGTCGGCCGGCCAAAGTCCATCGCATAGGCCGGGATGACGTCGTTGGAGTAGACGTCGAGGCCGCGGGGGTAGACCGGCAGGCCTTCCCACTCCATCGTCGAGCCCTCGAGCCCATAG